GGAGTGTTCGGTGTGGGTGTTCAAACCTACCAGCCGAGACAGTCAAAAGCGAAAGGAAAGAAAAACCCGTGGGAATTCGACCCTTCCGACTTGAATAAACCTTCCCACAGTAAAAATCCGTGGGAGTTTTAAACGAATGAACAGACCAGAGGGTGAGCGTATTATGGCGTTAGAAGTACGCGTAGGAAATCTTGAAGATAAAGTTGATGCCATGAATGGAAAGCTGGATGATTTGCTGGCACTTAAAAACAAAGGCGCAGGAGCCTTCTGGCTTGCCTCCGCCCTAATGGGTACCGGTATTGTATCTTTCGTTCTTACTTTGTTCAATTACTTTAGCGGTAGCCGATGACAGATTGCCTTAAGCAGTGGGCTAAAGACCTTTGGTACGACAGTACTAATCATCACTTAGACAACGGCAGGGTCATTGCCACCATTTCCATAGCCACTTTGATTGCTTCTACGATTTGGAACATGCACCTAGGCAAGGAAATTAATCTGGCTGAGCTAGGGACTGGATTGACGGCGATACTAGGCGGTCTTCAGTTCTACGTTTATCACGACAGGAAAACTAATGGAACAGAGTGAACGCGGAATCGAACTGACTAAAAGTTCTGAAGGTTGTATGTTGCGAAGCTACAGAGATACCGGAGGTGTGTGGACCATTGGTTACGGGCACACTAACGGAGTTAGACCTAATCAGCTTATCTCTTACGAGACTGCCGAATCGCTTCTTAAGGCAGATATGAAGTATGCGGTTGACATTGTTAACCAACACGCTCTTCCTTGTACTCAGAACCAGTTCGACGCTCTAGTGGACTTCGTGTTTAACGTAGGTCCGTCACAGTTCTTGCACTCCACGTTACTCAAGCTGCACAAGGCTGGCGAATATGACAAAGCCGCTGAAGAGTTCCCGAAGTGGAAGCTCGACAACGGCAGGGTCATTAAGGGTCTAGTTGTTAGGCGTCAGAAGGAGAAGGACCTATACAGCCTCCAATAACCTTCAGCAGTCCGTCTGCGTAAATACGTAGAAGAACGTCCTGTCCTGCTACAATCTTAAAGTCATTTTGAGCGTTGCCTGTCAGTTTGTCGTTAATCAAACCCGGCTTCGCATCGACCAATGCCTGATACTGTTCAGGAGTGACGCAGTAAAGAAGATGCTGTTCAATCTGAGGAGGCGGTGTCTTGGCACAAGCAGAGAGAACAAACAGAGAACAAAAGATTAGTTTCTTAATCATAGATAAGGAATTAGCTCCTCTGGAATAGGTGGTGTTGCACAGTCAGCGGGATTAGGCTCTTCCTTCATGCGCTTAATCACCGTTACGATTTCAGGCTTAGGCTTAACAGCCTCTACGTTCTTTTCAGTCTTCTTTAGTTGACTGGCCTGAGCTACGTTCATCTGTTTAATAACAGTGTGCAACTCAACTACATTGTCGTGTTCTTTGTTGAACAGTTCATGGTAGTGATGAATCTGCCGGTCTTGGTAGTAAAAAGTACCACCAATTGCAGCCAGCACTACGGCTGCTCCAATGTAAAAGTAGGGGTTCAAAAGGTCTGTAATGCTCATAGAGAGAATAATCCTAGCTGGTTTCTTAGTGACTGCCGATTTGCTGGTGCCTAAAGAGTATCAAGGTAATCCAGCTCTTCCCGTTCCCGTCATCTTCGTGGAACCGTATCAAGTTGAAGGTTACTGTGGACGGCCTAAAGAAGGACGCATCATAGCTTGCACGGGAAGTAACGGGACAATTGTAATGCCCAATCCTTGCGATTATCCAGAGTACAAAGACCCCGACTCCTACGCCCGTTTAATGTGCCACGAGAAAGGGCACGTCAACGGATGGGTTCACCTCAAGGCATCTTCGTAAAGGTCGTCTCGGTCTCCAATGGCGTTGAACTGATTTGCAAACACGTCCATTGAAATGATAAACAACTGTTTGGGGTCGGAAGAAGTTTCTCGGATGATTACCTTATCTCCGTCCCACAACATCGCATCGAACACTACGTCCGAGTCTTTTTCTTTACACCTCACATAGTCTGATGATTGCAACCAACTTTTAGCTTCCTGAAGATTCATCTTTATCTGGCCCCTCCTTTGGGGCCTTTTTTGTGTCTGTTGCAATTTCGTAGAGATGTTGTCGAATATAAGAAGAGGCTTTGTGCAATGTCAAAGGGTTGTCATTGAAATAACCCAAACCTCTGTTGCATTTGTCACACAACAAACCTCGAATCTTATTAGTGTTGTGGTCATGGTCTACGTGAAAATATTCATGTCCGCGTCCAATTTCATCTGTTCCACAAATAGCACAACAACCTTTTTGGTCTTCCAACATTTGGTCGTATGCTTCACGAGTAATTCCATATCTACGGAACCAAGCAGCTTCTCTGACTTTCTCTGGATTACGCATTTTTTTATCGTAACCGGGTTTAAGTTTTCTCCACTGTCTTTGATACTCGTTTTTATCTTTGTATTGAGAGACTGAAATAGGCAGAACAGCTTTACGCATTAAATTTCACACAGTCCCGCCACACAGGCGTATTCTTGACTTCCTGTGGTGTTGTCTTCTTGTTCGTAATTAGACAACTTAGACCAATCAATAGACTCAGGCATCTTAGTTACCCACTCGTTGTATTGTTCTTCTGTCAACGTTTGGTACGGTGCTTGTGGATACTCCGTAGGGTCAAAAGGCAAAAAGCTAACACCAGACAGGAGGTCGAAGTTGTCATAAACCCATGCTGCCACAGGAAGCCATTCGTCTTCTGCCACGCTGATTGTAACCGAGGGCTTGTGTTCACACCAGTTCTCCTGAAACGTCTTCCAAACCTTTAGAAAATCTACAGCATTAATGTCGCCCCGTACCACCGATTTATCAGGTGATTTTTGGGGAAACGAGAAAACAACAGCCGAAGAATTTCGCTGATCCACCTCGTATGGTACCCCTTCCTCAATGAGAAACTGAGTAATCGGGTCTTTGGCATCATTGCGAACCGTGCGTAGATAGAATGGTGCCCATCTTGGATGAATACCAGAAGCAGAATTAACAAGCTGGCTAACAGTGCCACTAGGTTTGACGCAAGTAATAGCAGCAGAACGAGCAATGCCCAAACGTTCTGCCCACTCTGCGTTAACTTCGTTAGCAATCTGCCTAAGTTCATTTAGTAAATCCCCGCTAGAGGTGAAAAGTCCAGGATTGTCTGCGATACCGGTAAGCGAGACGCCGAGCAGCCTCTCTTCCTCCGTGTTTCGCTGCCACACTTTTCGGAGGTATCGGAAGTCTGTGAAAGTTGACTGGATAGTACCAAGGATTGTAGCGAGTCGAACTTTCCGTTTAAGGTCTTCATCCGTGTCGGTAGCTCGGACAACGACTTCTGTAAGGTTGCAGAACTGAAAGGGTCGAAGGACGATTTCTGAACACGGGTTAGTACCCCAGTCATAGTTAGGGTCACGCTTTCCAAGCTTTTCAACAATTCGACGAGCTGCATCTCGATTGAAGATGCCTCTTTCTCCTGACTTGGAGTCATACAAACTTTTCCATTCTTTAAGAAACTCTCCTACTTCGGGCTTGCCGTTGTACACAGCGGAGTTGTTGGCTAGTTGGCGATAAACGTGCCCCTCCCACCAAGCTCCGGACTTGGCCTTAGCCATAGGTTCAGAGCCTAGATCGGAGAGACTAATCATGGCTGAGCGTCGTACCCCACCAACCACAACTACGTCGGCGACCATACACATTAGGTCGTGACATTCGAGAGGTGTTAGCCTACGCCCGGCGGCACCTCGGAAAAGCCGTACGGCAAATTCAAAAAGCCGAACGAGCGGTTCGGGTCCAGAAGCTCTTCCGCCAAACGTTCGTAGTCTCGCACCAGCAGGTCGTACTCCGCTGACGTCCCATCGGGGGACCTGACCTGCAATAAGCAAGGTGAGAAGTTCTCGGAAGGACTTTGCCCATCCCTCTTTACTATCTGCAACGACAATAGTGGTATCTGTGTCAGAAAATTCCTCCGTAATACGCGGTAGTTGTGAAACGTACTTCTCTTCTACGCTGAAACCTACGCCGGTCCCGCACATCAAAATGTACATGGCTTCGTCGAAGCTGCGCGGGCTATCAACTGGTAGGTAGGCGCAGTTGTAGGCTCCGACGTTGCACCTGTCTAATGCGGGACCAGCCGTCATCATTGCCCTCATAGAAGGCATGACTTCCATATTTCGAATAGCGTTCCACAATTGCTCATAGGTACTATTCTTGTCGTTTCTGTCTCCGTCGTCCATT